AAAGAACAGCCTAACCGAAAAGCAAGAGATAACGCTTCGTGACTACATGACTAAAATTAAGCTAACCGAAAACCAAGCGAATGAGCGTGACCGATTGGTGGCTAAACGCGATGCACTACCCGAACTATCAGAAACTGCAAAAACGCTTGTAAAGGATTATTTCAATTCATTGGTTCGTGGCACTTCAAAAATGCACCTATCGAACAAGTATGTTGAGAAAGGAAAGCAACTTGAAAACATGGCTTTGGCACGCATCGCAAAGGTGAACGGTTGGAATGCACCGCTAAATGCTAACAAACTTGGCATTGAGTTGAGTGACAAATACGGATACGGACACCCCGATGCAATCTACACAAACACACGTTTTGGATTCGATGCAAAATGCAGCTTTTCAGATGATACATTCCCACTATTCGCAAAGGATTTGAAAGAGGCAGCGAAAAGTTCGTTTAACCGTTATGAATGGCAAGCAAAGCGTTACGCAATGATGTCGGGGTTTGATCATTGGTACGTTTGTTTTTCACTTGAAAACACACCTGAACCGCTTATTGTTAATGAAGCGTGGAAACTTTGGAAAGAAAGCGGGAACGAAGGACAACCAGATGAATCATTCATTGAACAAGTGCGCGAAATGCACAACTTCGACCATTTACCAGATTGGGCGCGAGTTAAAACGTTCCGAGTTGACCTTACCGAAAGTGACATTGAAAAGGTAAAAGAACACGTGACACTCGCACGGAATTACTTTGACGAGTTGAAAGGGCAGTATGTTTCATTTGTGGATTAATAAAAAATCGTATATTTGTTACATAGTAAAGTTTAGATAATGACATTGCCTCACTTCAATAGTGGGGTTTTGTTTTTACAAAAAGTTGTATATTCGTGGTATGAAATAGCAAACCCGATGAGCGAAAAAGAATTGATTTTGAATAAAGTTGCCGAACACCATGCGATGTGGGTGCGAATTATTAAGACGTTTGGCGAATCGGATTACTGCGAGGACTTGGTGCAAGAAATGTACTTGCTCATGCACAAATACGGTAAAACGGAAAAGGTGCTAAATAAAGATTCTGTTAACATTCCATACGTTTACAAGACCTTGCAAAACATATTCATTCAATTCAAAAGGCAACAGGATAAAATCAAAAAGGTTGACATTGAAACAATCAGAAACTTACCAGAACCGCCTTGCGTTGTAGAGTACATTCAAAAACAAACGGAGATTTTTTACGCCACACAGGAGCAAATAAAACAGCTTGATGAATACGAGCAACATTTGATAACAATTCACGTCAAACACGAAAAGAGTTACCGCGATATTCAAGAGGCAACAGGGATAAATAAAGATTACCTTTGCAAGGATATGAAAGCGATACGATCAAAATTCAGTGACATCTTAGAAGATTATCAGGACTTAAAAAACGGAGATTTAGAACTAATATAAAACAACTATGAAACACACACTAAAACTATTAACGAACGAGATTGAACTGATCAACGAAAAGTTAAAGCGATACAGGAAAGAGAATCGAGAGTTACTTGAAACTGTTGGAAGTCTTAAAAGCGAAAACGAACAGTTAAGAAACGATTTATTTAAGCTGTCAAACTTCAAGACAGAAAACGAAACGCGACTAACCGAAACGATTGAAGTGTTAACAGAAGAATTAAATACAGTTAAAAATGGGTAGACCAAGAAAAAAGGCTCAGGGATTGGGAGATACGATTGAGCAAATAACCGAAGCGACAGGGATTAAAAAAGTAGTGAAAGCATTGTTTGGTGATGATTGCGGATGCGACGAACGCAAAGAGAAACTGAATAAGATATTTCCTTACAATAAGATTGAATGCCTTGAGGAAAATGAATTTAACACGCTTACCGAAATTATCACGGCTGGTAAGATTTCATTTTCACCAAGCGAGCAGCAAAGACTTTTGAAAGTGTACAACCGAGTGTTTAACGTCAAACAATTACCGACTACTTGTGGCGATTGCTGGCGCGAAATTATTAAACGATTGAATAAAGTAGTAGAACAGTATAAAAACGAAATGAATGAAAACAATTAAACTATTAATCGTATCGGCATTAGTTTTGATGTCATGCGAAAAGAAAACGAAATCAACAGGGTGTGATTGCATTCAAAAGCACTACGCAAAAGAGGCGCAATGGAACGGTGTTAGCATGCAAGTTGTATCTGTTTGGAAATACGACAGCGAGGAAGTTTCAGAGGATTGCAACAACGACGGGAAAGTGATAGAAAAGACCACGAACACTTACTATGTAATTGAGTGCAACTAATGGGCAAACACGAAAAAGAACAGCGTAATTACAGGCGCAAAGCAATGCGTAATATCATCCATAACATTGAGTTTGAAAAGATGGTGAAGGAGATGAATGATGAGGATACATACACACTCAATCATCCTAGTTTCAATAGTGAAGATGGATTAACGCTTACTGGATTACATTGGAAAAATTTACTTAAACTTTGGCAAAGTGGGACGATTAGTTAACTAATTTAAACTGATTATGGATAACAGAAAAAACAACAAAGGTCAAATAGGTAATAAAGGCGGGCGACCAAGTAAAGCAGAAGAACAGAAGCTAATTGACAAACTAAGCCCGCTTGAGCCACTAGCACATGCCAAGTTAAAAGAAGCGATTGAAGGTGGTAAAGATTGGGCGGTTAAGATGTATTTTGAATACATGTACGGAAAGCCTAAACAACAGACTGATTTAACAAGTGGTGGCGAACCTTTGGAATTCTCACTGAAAGATGTTATTAAGTTTAAATAAGAAGTACATACCATTATTTGAATCTGAATCGAGATACTTTGTAATAACAGGCGGTCGAGGTTCTGGTAAATCTTTTGGGCTTAATGTAGCCTTACTTATGCTTACATTTGAGCGTGGACATGTTATATTGTTTACTCGTTACACGTTAGTGTCTGCTCAAATTTCTATTATTCCAGAGTTTATTGAAAAGATTGAACTAATGGGATTAACTCACAAATTTCATATTACAAAAGATGAGATTGTGAACCTAGACACAGGAAGCAGCATTCTTTTTAAAGGAATTAAAACAAGTTCAGGAAATCAAACAGCAAACCTTAAATCATTGGCAGGTGTTACCACTTGGGTGTTAGATGAAGCAGAGGAATTGCAAAGCGAGGAAACTTTTGATAAAATTGATTATTCAATACGTAAAAAAGGAATTCAGAACAGAGTTATTTTAGTGCTTAACCCAACTACAAAAGAACATTTTATTTACAAGAAGTTTTTTGAATCTAACGGGGTTAATGCTGGCGAAAACACAATAAAGAATGGAACTACATACATACACACAACATACTTAGACAACCTCGAAAACCTTTCTGAAAGTTATGTTAGCAACATTGAGAAGATGAAGCTAACCAAGCCTGAAAAGTTTAATCACGTAATTCTAGGCGGTTGGTTAGACAAAGCAGAAGGGGTTATATTTAATAATTGGTCAATAGGTGAGTTTGTTAATTGTGGCTCAATTGTTTTTGGTCAAGACTTTGGAAGCGTTGACCCTACAACATTAGTGAAAACATCAATAGATAAAAAGAACAAGAAGATATACATTGAATTGTGTTATTACATTAGTGACCTAACCCCTACAAAAATTGTAGAGCTAGATAAAAAGTTTTGTGGTGATGCTTTGATAGTTGCAGATCATGCAGAAAGTTTAACGGTAGCTGAAATGAAAGCTAACAGATTAAATGTAGTTGACTGTATTAAGGGGGCTGGTAGTGTTAACGATGGTATAAGACAGCTAAAAGATTATGATTTGATAATTCATCCTGACAGTACAGAACTAATAAAAGAGTTAAACAATTACAGATGGTTAGAAAGCAAATCAGAAACACCGCTAGACGCGTTTAACCACGCTATTGATGCGCTTAGATACGCTGTGTCTTATCAATTAAAAACACCAAATTACGGACAATATCACATTTATTAATATGAAAGTAGAATTAGTAATACCAAGCGGGTTGCATGAGATAACCTTGCAACAGTACCAAGAATACGTGAAGCAAACGGAGAAGTTTGCAGACAATGAGGAAATGATGAAGCTATGCGCAATTAGCTGCTTTTGTCGCGTGCCTTTGCAGTACGTTAGGCTAATGAAGAAAACAGACGTAGATTCTATTCATGATGCTATCGCTGGTTACTTCAAAGAAAAGCCTTCAATGCAACCTATCATTGAGATAGGCGGTAAACGGTTTGGATTCATTCCAGAATTGCAAAGTATGTCGTATGGTGAATACTTGGATTTGGATGCGAACTTTAAAGATTGGTCAACCTTTCACAGTGCAATGGCTGTAATGTATCGACCGACAAAGACAATCAAAAAACAAACGTATGAAATTGAAGATTACGAAGGTAGCGCGACTTATTCAGAAGTTATGCTACACGTTACAATGGACGTTGTATTTGGTGCTTCGCTTTTTTTTTATCATTTAGGCAAAGACTTACTCAACGCTTTAGCGGACTATTTAGAGAGCGAGAGCAAGAGGTTGAAGACTTTAGCGAAGCAACACAATTCGGACAACGATGGGGAGCATATCAATCAATCTATGTACTCGCTAAAGGAGATCTTACAAAGTTTGATGCTGTTGCAAAAGAGCCACTATTTAAGTGTTTCACCTATTTAGAATTTGAAAAGGAAAAAGCAGAAATCGAATATAGACGAATGCAAAGACAAATGAAGGCGGGAATGTAACCCGCTTTTGTTTTATACACATTAACCGAAATCCTATTTTAAAAATAAAACGATGTCATATTTTCACGTTATAAACACAATCAAAGATGCGCTACTTTTAGAGCCGTTTTGCAATACGGTAACGGAGGGCGACCTTTACGAAGTTGATCTAAAAAAGCAGACTATATTTCCACTATCACACATCGTTGTAAACAGTGCATCATTTGAGCAAAATGTAATTCGTTTTAATGTTTCAATAATCGCGATGGATATAGTTGACATTTCAAAGGATATTGAATTTAACGCGTTTAGAGGGAACGATAATGAGCAAGACGTACTGAACACTCAACTGCTTTTACTTAATCGCGTGTATGAGCGCATTTCGCGTGGTGACATTTACAGTGCAAACTTTCAGATTGATGGGGGTAATTCATGCGAACCATTCAGAGAAAGACATGAGAATAATCTAGCAGGGTGGACTATGACAATCGATGTGCTTACACCTAACGAAATGACTATTTGCAACGTACCTAACTAATGGATAAAGAGGAAACATATAACGCTTTAAAACGATTTCAACAGTACGTTGTTAGGGAATCTCGAAGCAACCTTAAACGGATGAAAAAGAATTCGTCTAATAAACTGTATCAATCAATTAAGGGTAGCGTAAAGGTAAACGCAAACAGTTTTGAGTTAGATATTCAGATGCTGCCTTACGGTCAATTTCAGGACAAGGGTGTAAGCGGTAAAAAGAAAAAATACAACACACCGTATTCATACAAGGACAAGATGCCACCAGCGCGAGTGTTTGATAAATGGGTAGTGCGTAAGGGCATCGCACCACGAAACGAAAAAGGGCAATTTCAAAACAGAAAGGGGTTGTCTTTTGCAATTGCTCGCGGTATCTACATGAACGGAATTAAACCGAGTTTGTTTTTTACCAAGCCGTTTGAAAAAGCGTTTAAGAAACTTTCGCCAGAATTGGTTGAGGCTTACGGTTTAGACGTTTCAGAATTAATGGAATTTACACTACCAAATTTATAATAACATGGCTAGAATTTACGTGCGTTCACCGTACATTATCGAAATAAACGTACCACTACAACAGTCTACAAGTATCGAGTTGTTTATTTGGAACGGTACAGGAGCAGCACCCGCTTCACCACAATACACACTTTCAAAGAACGTACCGAGTGCAAACAACGTACAAACGCTTTACAATATTTCAAACTATGTGCGCGAGTATATTGCACATTCAAGCGTTCAAAGTATTTACAATTCAACCGCTGCAACACCTACAACACAGTGGTGCAATGTTCAGGTAGTTAAATATTCTGACGGGGTTTTGGTTGGTACTGAATCACACAACGCTTTTGACGGTTACGGGTATTATTCAGAAGGCTCAAACTTCGATAATGGTGTTAGTTCATTAGACGATGGAACGTATTACTATTACAACATAGGAGTAACACCCGTTACGAATCCTTTGTACTATGCTGGATTTTTCCGTGCTAGTTCAATAGCATTAGGGACTGTTGTTTATACCAATTTAAGAACGGGAGCAACACAAACAACAACGAGTTTTAATACACCTTATGACTACCCTTGCGTTTACGATACATGGTATGCAGACGGGAATAAAGTTGAGGTTAAAAATTCAGGCGGTACTGTGTTAAACACCTTCTACTTTAGACCGATTACAGAATGCCGTTATGAGGTTGTAACGTGTGATTTCGTAAACAAGTCAGGCGCATGGCAAAGAACGTTTTTCTACAAAGCATCTTCTGAAACGCTTGAAGTTGATAATGCAGAATACAACCTAATACAAACCGATTCGCTGAATTATTCAATCTATGAAGGGCAAAGACAGGTATTCAATGCAAACGGTAAAGAGTTCATCCGCGTTAATACAGGATTCGTAAACGATGACTATGCAGAAGTACTTAAACAGTTGATGTTAAGCGAGCGTATTCTAATCAACAACCAACCAGCGAAAGTGCGTACAAAGTCACTTGAAAAGCAGAAACAAATCAATACCAAGATGATTAATTACACATTGGAATTCGATTATTCATTCGACACAATTAACAGCGTGGTATAATGAAAAGGAGTGTACAAATTAGGATTGAGGGATATTTGCTTGACTTATTCGACGATGAAAAAATTAGCGTTTCTTCATCCGTTCAGAATATTTCAGATATTGCTTTTGTATTTACCGATTTTTCGCAGTCGTTTACCGTTCCAGCATCGCCTAATAATAATTGGATATTTGAGCATTTTTATGAATCCGACGTTGACGGTTCTATTGATTACCAAGTAAGGAGAATGGCTGTTATTGAAGTTGACTTAACGCATTTTCGTTCTGGGAAAATTCAACTTGAAAAGGCGAATGTAAAGAACGGAAAGCCGAACTCTTATTCAATTACTTTTTACGGTGACGTTATCAGCTTAAAAGATGCGATAGGTGAGGCAAAACTATCAGATTTAGACTTCACACCGTATGCACACACGTATAGCGGTGCTGAGGTTTTAACGCGCATTCAATCGGATAACTATGCGGTAACTTACCCACTAGTAAGTTCATCTCGTTTATGGGATTACAACGGAGCAACAGCCGCAAATAATATCGACACAACAGGCGGTGCAATTTCGTTTACTGAACTATTCCCTGCAATTAAGAATACCGCAATTTTAGAGCGCATAGAAAACGCTTACGGGCTTTCGTTCATAGGTAACTTTATAACCGATCCGCGTTTTGAACGTTCGTTCCTGTATTGTAAAAATGCACAAACGTTTCAGTACACAACACCCGCGCAACAGATAGATGTGCTTACGGTTTCTGGTGCTTTGGCATCTTCAATAAACACAACCACAAACGAACTTACTGTTGAGTACCAACCAACAACACCGACAAACCAACCAATAGCGAGTGGTATTCACCAGCTTACGCTAGGGATTCAAAACGTAACCGTACCTAGTGCTATTTACTACATTGATGTTATTGCTAACGGGAATATCGTTTCCACTTTGAGCGGTTCAGGGAATGCGCAGTTTACCGTTTTTCAAATCAATAATACACCGTCATTAGATACTGTTTACACGTTCAACATTCGCACTAATCAGGCAATGTCCTTAAAACCTGTTTTAATTTATCAGGTTTACGGTGCTTTAGTTGGTGGTGCTGCTTATCAAAATTCATGTATTGGAAACTGTGCCACACTTACATTCACAGCGCAAATGAACGTGAATCAGTATTTACCAGACATTAAAATATACGATTACCTTTCGGGCTTGCTGAAAAAGTTCAACCTAACTATTGAACCGCAAAACAGTACGACGTTTAGATTATTGCCTTTGGAGGATTGGTACGGGGCAGGGCGCATTTACGACATAACGACACACACCGATATCGACAGCATTGACATTGAGCGCGTTAAGCTGTACAAAAAGATTGAGTTCTTGCATGAAGAAAGTGAATCATTCATGAATAAGGAATATAAAGAACTGTTTTCGATTAACTACGGGGATTTGTCATATGTGTACCCTTATGACGGTGCGGATTACCAGATAAAAGTACCTTTTGAAAATATCTTATTTCAACAATTTACAGGAACAAATTTACAGGTTGCCTACGCACTTAATCAAGACTTTCAGCCGTATATTACCAAACCGATAATCTTTTACCAATACGAACAAACTACGTGTTCACAGTGGTACTTCTACAACGGGGTTTCAAATGTTGCGGTTACTGATTACTATCCACTTGGTCAAGACTTGTATTACAATAATTTGAATTACTCATTGAACTTTGGAAACGATGTTAGTTCGTTGCTATTGTTCCCAATTACAAACGGGCTTTTTAACACGTACTATTTCAACTATCTAAACAACCTGTACGATCGTAAAAACAGGCTAACCTACGTTAAAACGGTTTTACCGATTTCGATTTTAACCGCTTTGAAACTGAATGACCGTTTAATTATTCGAGACAAGCGTTACATAATCAATGAAATGAAATCTGACCTTACAAGCGGTCTAGTTGAATTTACCTTGCTTAATGATTTACGGGATGCTTGTGGAAATAATACATTCAGAGCCGAGAATATAGGCGGTACAGTTGATGTAAACATAACACTACCTAACGGAGTTGCAAGCGTTTTTGTAGACGATACAGGGACAGGATGCACGGTGTCACCTGACACATTCACAGCGGATGGTGTTTGTACGGTTACAGTACCTGCGAACGCTTCACCAATTTATTTACGTATTACAGAAGATGGAACGGCACGAATCCAAGAAGAAGGTGAGCAGCACCGAAACGAGGAAGGCGACAACCTGAATTACTTAATTCCTGTCACATACACCTATACAAACGGTGAAACATACACTTGTTATATTATAATCTCACAATATGATTAATATACTTTTAGAAATACTCGCTTTAGATGATTGGCACGGGAAAAGCCCATACATCGACTTTGCAAAAGGTAGTCACAAATACCACACAACCGCAAAGGAAATCTACAAACAAAAGGTGCGAAAATTGCACGCTAAAAAATACGCGTAATGGCTGATAAAAGAGTGATTGAATTAGAGGTTAAGGACAACCTTAAAAGCGTTAAGCAACAATTTGCAGAGGCGAAAAAGGAACTTCAACAAATGGCAGCCGCTTATGGCGAATCTTCTTCACAGGCTATTGCAGCGGCTAAACGTGCAGCGGAGTTAAAAGACATTATCGACGATACAGGTGAGGCAATTAAGAACTTACAAGGCGGTGGAGCATTTACCGCTTTAGGCTCATCGTTGACTGCAACTGCTTCTGGATTCAGTGCGGTGCAAGGTGCTTTAGGTTTGGTTGGTGCAGAGGGTGGAAAGGTTGAAGAGGCAATGCTTAAAGTTCAAAGCGCAATGGCTTTGGCTCAAGGGTTGCAAGGATTAGAAGATGCAGGACGTTCTTTCAAAGCGTTGGGTGCTGTTGCTATGGAAACATTCAAAGGCATTCGCGGGGCTTTGCTTGCAACGGGTATTGGTGTTTTTATTGCCGCTGTTGGTGCTTTGGCTGCGAATTGGGATAAAGTTTCAGAGGCAATAGGGCTAAACAACAAACGACAACAAGCACTAAACGAAACTTTAGAAGATTATCGCAAAGGCGCGCAGGATGCTATTCAGAAAACGCAAAAGGTAAAGAGTGCTTTTGATTTAGCGAAGTCGGGCGTAATCTCAAAAGAGGAAGCACTTAAAACCTACAACGATACACTAGGGGATTCACTTGGAAAGGCAAAGTCTTTAGACGAAGCGGAAACGTTGTTTGCTAAAAAAGCGGATGCGTATGTTTTGGCACAAGCTAAAAAAGCACAGGCTAATGCTTTGTTTGCTTTAAGCGCGCAAAAGATGGCTGAATCTCTTACTGTTTCACAAGAGAATAACACTAGCGCGATTGATAACATTACAAGTGGTTTTTTGTTTTCAATTGGTCAAACCCAAAAAGGTTTAGAGGATATTCAGAAAGCGCAAGATAAAGGGACTAAGAAACGAAAAAAACAATTGGAATCTGAAGCAAAAGATTTCCAAAAACTTGCTGGTGATATTTTAAAAGAATCAGAAAAGATTGAGAACGCTAATAACATTGCCGGTGAATCTGCTGTTGAAATGGCTGAAAAGCAAAAAGAAGCAGCACAAAAGGCAGCGGATGCAAGACGTGAAGCATTAGATAAAATCCGACAAGCAGAACAGGACTACGCAGACAGCAAACTTTCATCGGATGAATTAGAGATAAAACGCACAGAAGAAAAGTATGCAGAACTTATTGCACTTGCAAAGAAGTACGGACAAGACACGGCTATACTAGAGCAAGCCCGACAAGATGCGCTGTTTAAAATTCGCCAAGAGGCAATACGCAAAGAGAATGAAGATATGCGTGCCGATATTGACGCGCTTAAAAACCGTAATACGGAAACCAAAACGATTGAGATTAAGCAGAACGATGATATGCAGAAAATCAATCAAGCGGGCATTGATGCGTATTTATCAGCAAAGAAAAAACAAAAAGATGAAGAGGATAAGCTAGATGAAGCTAGACGATTAAGAGAGGAGCAACGAATACAAACAGCTCAGAATGTACTAAGTACTATTTCATCCTTAACTGAACTATTCGCAGGTAAATCTAAGAAATCTGCTGAACGTGCATTTAAAGTGCAAAAGGCGGTAAACATTGCAAGTGCTTTGATTGATACCTACAAAAGTGCAACGGCTGCTTATGCTTCGCAGTTCGTTCCTGCTCCAGATCCAACTTCACCAATTCGTGGGGCTATTG